ACTTCCCGCACTATCGCCGGTGTAGCCGTGTTGATTGGAACATCGATGTAACGCCATACGTCGGCACCGAACGTCGGCCTTAATGGGTCGCTGCCTTTTGGCGTTGCCAAAATTATCTGAATGCACTGATTTACGTCGTTAATACCTTGTACGACGCCGCCGATTCCCGATCCCGGTGCTCCGGGTGAATCGAGCCTCAAGGACCAGTCGGCGGACACGATATCCGCCAGAGTTATCGAGCCTACAGGCATAGCTCCCCAAATTGCTCGATGATGAGCTTCGATCCCTCCGTGTCCTCGGCGCTCACGATTCGCTTGTCCGTGCCTCGATCGTTTTGTCCACTATTCATCCTGCGGTTACCTTAGTGCTGCCACTAGCTATGTGGCCTGCTCCCGCCGGACAGATTGTTGCGTCGCCAATCCGCGCGATTCCGGGCCCTCCGCCGGCCAGTTGAATCTGCCCCGACGTCGTAATCTCGATATTTCCTGCGCCATCGATAGCTATCGACGCACCACTTGCCGTAATCGTGAACGTGCCGCCGTCAGGAATAGTCATTTGCAGCGCGTGGGAAGAACGGTCGTACTCGAACGCCGCTCCATCTTTCGACGTCCAATGCAGTTTGTCCGCGCTCGTAACCGGTGGTGTATCGGCACTCGAGTAAATTGCCCCTACTACCGCGCCATCTTCGTCATACTCATCCATCATGCAAATTACTTGCTCGCCGATATCCGGCATCCAGTACATCTTGTCGTTTTGCGTCTTCGCGAAGATCACCGGCAGCCACCAGCTCTCCATTTGGTCGCGATCGGGAAACACCACGCGCACGCGGGCGTGTGCTGTGTCTTGGATCTTGACGATTCCCACTCGGTACATCTTCTCGGTTTTCCTTTTGCAGCTATGCGCTCGGTTGGCGAGTCCGACCGCTACGCCCTGTCCGATTAGTCAATCACGCTCTGCCGACGCTGCTTAGCGCGATGAATATGCACTCTTGACGATTACTGTTGATCTACGCGACAAGCGTCGAACTCGGTGGTATAGCCAGTGGGCCGGTCTAATCGATGACGCGCGCTCTCGATTAGGTACTTCCCGTCGTTGAAGCCAAACCCGGTAACCACAATATTGTTTCCCGCCGTGTATACGGTCTCGCCGCCCGCCGTGAAACTGGCGCTCATGCGAGTCATGTTTGCTTCATGCAGAGCGCTGGTTGCTTTCAGCGATGCTTGTTGCCCGTTCTCGCAGCGCATCGTAAGCTTCAGTGTGTCGCCGGTCGGTATCGCCGGCGCAGCCAATATCCGCTGGGTCAACAGTTGTTTGCCTTCTGCTAATTGATATGAAACCTGGGCGGCTTTGTACACGCGATGGGTCTTCAGGCGAAACGCAAAACGCATCACGTCTTTTCGCGCGATTGTCGTTACCGGTGTGGTGGCCTCCAGTGAAGTGCGCGAGTAAAAGACAAGTTGCTTGCCTCGAATTGTAAAGTCATAGTTGTTGGCGCGCGCCAACCTCCGCAGAAACGCCAGGTCGGTCTCCTGGCGCTGCGTCACTCGCCCGAAGGTCAGCTTCGAAACGTCGTCTGCTGAGACCAGCGTGAGCCCATACTTTGCCGCTATCGCCATAGCGATTTGTGTCAGGGTCTGGCTTTCATAGCCGACGCTGTTGCGCGTTCGCATTGCCGGCGTTATGTATGCCGTCAGGCAGCGTAGGTGGAGCACATCTGGTGGTCCGCTCAACGCAAGGTCGTCAACTTGAAAATCCCCGCATGGCAACAGAGGCTCTCCCGCGTAGCCGATTAACAGATTTACCAAATCTCCTTCAGTTGGCGCCCAGGTTCCCTGCCAACGCTTCTCGTGATCTTCAAGCTCGACTTCCAACGCTCCCGCGGCGCCATCGAGACGATCCTGGTACGTGATCGCTATCACCATCCGCGAGATGTCCGCAGTGATGTTCACTCCAGCATAGGTAAGTACCCATTGCGGAGCGCGAACTGGGAATGCGAGTGCGCCCGCCATTCAGTGATAATCCTTGAGGAGATCAGCCGTGACGTTCATTGACCTGCCTTCCACGGAGGTAAATTAACTGCGGCGTTCTGACTGACCTGAAGTAACGGTATCGCGATACTCATGCCGGCCTCAAAAGCCGGCTCGATTGGTATAAGTGAATTCGCCATGATTATCGGCGAATATAAACTTGCGTCACCATAGTACTTCCAGGCCAGCAAGTCCCAGCGTTCACCCGCCGTGGTAACGTGTGAAATATACTGTGCTGATGGCATCTACGCTTGAATGATAGTCACTGGAATATCGATAAGGTGTGTCATCGTTGGCCTTACGAAGTTGCCTATGTACCGGCCCTCACGATAATGCTTGGAGGTATATCATTGACGTTCAAATGTGGTGCGGTTAGTCCGGCGACTCCAGGCAGATTAAGGATTGGCGATACACCGGGCGCCGATATGGACGAGGCTACGAAGGTGTTTCCGGGCGCCGCAATCGTCGCGGCCACGCCACTGCCGCTCACGTATGGAATTGAACTGGTCGCGCTTCCCGACGGTGCAGGGACGATTCCTACTGGCGGAAACGATGCCGTCGGCAACCCATCGATTTCCGACTCAAACGCCCATTCTTTCAACTCGGCCTGTAGTGTTAGCGCGATTAGATTGCCGTTCGCATTCATCTGCCGCGCAGTGGTGCGAATCGACGTCACGATGAAATAGCCGCGATGCACGCCATTCCCGAACACTAACGCCCGTGCGCTGTGATCGTCGGCCGCCGCCACCAGCGCGGCTGCTTGGGCTGACGGATCGGTGAATGAAACATGAAAGTGAAAATTGAGTTCTATCGTCTCCAGACCGGCCGCCAGCCACTGTAATTTAGGCCGATCTTCGACTACTTGATGTTCTGCGTATCGCCAGCTTCGGGACGACTCAAAAGCGTCGGGAGAGCCAAGCACTTCAAATACTATTTCACCAAAAAGTGCAAACATCGTTTACTCATTGAATAGCGAATACCTGTTGCCAGCCATCATGGTGTTATTGCTATCTGAAGATCGCTAGAACCCGGCTCGATGCTGCGAACGAAGTTCCTGCGCCACTATTCGAACTAGTTCGTGACTATGTCGTGCGATGGCCTGAAGCACGCTGTTCTCAAGATCGATCGGACGTGCACCGCCGGTGATCGTTACGCTCGGGGAGAAGTTGACTACCACGGATGCGGCGAGGCCGGTCGCACTCGTCCCGCGTCGTTCTCCGCTGGACGACTTGTCCCCACGCTGTGCCGCCGATTCGACAGTGCCTTGCTGCCCGCGCAACCGTCCCGCTGTTCCGCTATTGGAGGTCATCGATGGTTCCCGGCTCTCCTGTGATTCGAAGCGTATAGAACTTAATTGCACGGCGCGCTTGTACAAAGCATTGGTTCTGCGGGCGCCTATACCACCTACAGACGGCGCGTTGCCTTTTGCGCCCTGTGGCCGTGTTGCTTGTGAGTATGAGATCTGCCGCATGAAGTTCGATGTGACGCCTTGACGTGACGTGCCGGAGCCATTCGTTCCTTTCTCAATGAATTGTGCGTCGGCCATTGTCCGGTGGCGTGACGTCGAACGATTCCTGACCACGAAAGTGCCGATGAAGAGTGGGGTCACGCGTTTCTCGAACTGGATCGCCGATTGCGCTGCGCTCGAACCCTGGTGCCTGAACATCACCGGCCGCGCACGCCCAAGTGTTTTTGTCGAAGACACCGGTTGTCGCGCTGGCTGATACGAGGGAAAGGTGCTTCGAGATATCGTCAAGCCATGCGCGCGTGCGTCATTCAGTGCGGTTGGCGTCGCCTTTTTGTTCTGGGCACCCTCACGCTCGCCGTAATCGATTGTCGAGATATGAGCATATGGCGCACGAATAACATCGAGGCGGTTCAGTTGATCTGTGAGACCTGAGAACCGTCTCAGCACGGCTCTGATTGCGATGAGATATGCGTCTGCATTGTGGAACGTTACACTGGACGCACCGGTCGCCACCCGCTGGAATCGAGCCTGATCGCTTACTGGACCGCTAACCGATTCTTCGGTGGCGTTCCTGATAGCTGCATTACTACTTATCAAGGGTCGGCGATCGACTAATAAGCGCATCCATGTCTGTATTCGTCCGAATCGTCCAGTGTCCGCGACCACCCTGTCGAGTCGCTCGATCCTCGGCGCATTCACGGCAAACCTTTTCGGACTGAGCCATCTGACGAATTGCGACCGGCCATCCATTCGTGCCATTAGTCGCACCCTAGCGCTCGACCATCGCGTCGCTGATGCGCTCGGTCCCGCGCGGCTTAGCCAATGCGACGCGCAGCAATCGACCCATTATTGCGACGCCGTCCAGCTCTCCAATCGCAGCCTCTGCGTCTTCCCCGGTCATCATCTCAACGAACCCGAAGCCCCGCGAGGTTCCCGTCCACCTGTCCTTAACGACCTCCGCGGTTTCCACTCCACCCACCCGCGCAAAGGTCTCTCGTAGTGCGGTATCTGACATGTCAAAATGTAAATTACCTACGTATAAGCGCCGGCTCATAGTTCTGCTCCGTACCTGGTTGGGACACTTGGTCTGATTCAATCGTGTCGCTCATGCGTCGTGGACACATAGTCAGTAATGGTTGTTGCCCAATATGCCATTTCCGGTAAAGGCATTAGGCGCAATTCTGTGAGAGAGAATCCGAAGTTGATAAGTCTGATGACTGCCGCGGCTGAGGGAGGTCCGTCGCTTCTTTCTGCCGAGCCGCGGTGTTCGGAAAATTTACATTGCCCTCGGCTGCCCCCGATACTTCTGCCTCGAGTGTCAGCACGTCATCGAGGTCCATGTCTAATACATCCTCATAGACCAGGGGTTTCTCCTCGACTCGTACCAGCTCCGCAATCAGTGCGAAAGATACTGACATCGGTTCGGAGTTCCCTGCTACCGCACGATGCGCGCGCATCAGGTCGCGCCCTTTGCCTTTTCGCACTTCCGCCGTCTTTCCCGATGGTAGTGTTATACGTCGTCGCTCTTCACTCATATTGTTCCGCTCCATTGAATGGGTGGCGCATCAGGGGATGTTGGAATACACCTAGTGGGAGAGGGTGATTGAAGGTACTTGCAGTGAAGTGGTCCGCGGATTCGACTTCGCGAGTCCGGTACCATGCGCCTCCCCGGGCGAATCACTGGTCAACCGCCGAGGTTGTTACGAAACTGCGCGAGTTGGTCAACCCCGTTTACTACATAGATATTCGCCAATACGTCATACAGGTGCATCTGGGCTCCCGCGACGTATAGCTCGGAATGATACACCGTGATCGTCGAGGTCGTATCGACGTTCTCGTGTTGTTTGAATGTAAACGCTCCGGCGTCCTTGAATACTCCGGTCATCAGATAGACCACCGGCAATTCGGCATTACGTCCCTGACTCGTATATTGAGCGAGGCTGCCACGTACTTGGAATGAGTGCGAGACGAACGGACTCCCCGCTGCCGTGAGCACTTCAA